CGCATAACCGAAATTTAATTCGTTAGGATCACCCGCGCACCAATCAATGGTGAATAAGTATGTTCCTTCCCTTTTAACTTTGCGTCTGGAAATGTATGACATCTTAGATCCAGCCAACTGATAAAAGGTTGTAACACTAAAGTTATAGCTGAAAGAGTCCCACATTACCAGCTCATTTAATGGTAGTTCTTTTGTTCCTGGTTTCGTGCAGAAAGCAGATATTGGAGCTCTCCACCATAGGCCCCCATCAGTCATTAAATAATGAAATAAAGGGACCTGTTTAGGTAAGGAGCTTACTCCAAATACCACACATTCAAAATATTTATCGTGGGAATCTTTTTGATCGCGTAGGTAGTTACCTCGAACGTAACATTCTATGATCGGTATGTTAGCGTTGAGATAAGCCATAGATCATAATATACTAGTTAATCAAGCTAATAATTATAATAATGGCAACAACTACACCGATAGCTATTTTTTTATTAGCTACAGCTAGTGCCCATAATTGTTTTACTTTTTCCATAGTTTCCTCCAGGTTAATCGTAAATGTCTCCCCAATTAGAACCAAACTCATAGTCTACTTTGTTGGGAACTTCAAGTGTAACAGCATTCTCCATAATCTCAATAATTTTTTTGACTTCTTCCTCCCCCATAATGGAGATATCTAGTTCGTCGTGGATTTGAATATGGGGTATAATACCCTCTTTATAGAGCTCTAACATAGATTTTTTAGTCATGTCAGCTGCACTTCCTTGAATTAATTTATTTAGAGCTTTGTAGGTGTAGGCTCTTTTAATCCCTGGTCCATGTTCCCTGAGTGCTTCTTCGTGTGGTAATGCTTTATGCATCCCGAACTGATTGGGTTCCCATAAGTGGAACCTACAAAGTCGACCAAGAAGAGTTCTTATCTGACCACGATCCTGTGCTCTGTTGGAAGCTTTCTCCATGAGTTGTTTAACAAAGGGTACTCGACCATGATAGGTGTGAAATAAATCTTCTGCTTTTTCTTTAGTGACTCCGAGTTCCGCCTGAAGTTTAGCTTTACCCATTCCATAGAATAATCCTAGGTTAATTGTCTTAGCCTGGGACCTAGGTATCTCTGCCATATCGGCAACGGTTTGATGGAAGTCTGATTTAATATTTTCTTTATAAGAATCGACAACCTCATAGACGGATGGTAGTTTATATAATGACGCATAGTGAACAACGAGTCTTGGTTCCTGCTGATTATAATCAAAACAACCCCACTTATGTCCTTCTTCCGGTATAAATAAACTTCTGATCTTTGGTCCCAGATCCTTGTTCCTTGCAGGAATTTGCTGTAGGTTTGGGTTCTGGTAGGAAAACCTACCAGTTACCGTGCCCCCGGTTTGTGATCTAAGCTGATTTATCTCAGCATGAATTCTTCCTTTATGTTCGTATCTTAAAATAGAATCTATAAATGTTGTATGGGCTTTATTTATTTCTCTAGCTTTAGCAATCATATTAACAACAGGATGTTTATGTTCTTGTAAAAAATTTTTAGTAAATGATGGTGCTTCAGTTTTTTCGGTTCTAGAATACTCTAACCTTAAAACATCAAACACATTGGCAATTGATCGAGCGGCCCAGATCTGTGTATCAATATTTGTTTCTTGTTTTATTTTATGTAATAATTCTTGTTCTGATTTTTTAAATTCTTTTTTCATGGCTTGAGCTCTTTCGATATCTACACGCACACCTTTAAATCTCATGTCAACAAGACATGGAAACAATTCTGTTTCTAAATCAAATATGTCCTCCAGGTCCTGGTTAATAATTTCTTTTTTTAGTTCCTGCCACAGGCCAAAAGTTACTTCTGCGTCTCGTTCAGCATAAGATCCAACATGCATAGCAGGGAGTTTGTACATTTCAGCTTTAGGGTTTATCCCCCATTCTTCTGCAGCTTCTGCTAATGCTCTTTCATTTTTACCATAACCTAAATAATGCCAAGATAAACTATTGAGATCATAACGAAATCTATTTTCATCTGTCACAGCTGCAGCAATCATTGTACATACAATGTCACCATTAATTTTAAATCCCAGCTTTTTTAGCCAACAGACATCATAAATAGCATTGTGAAAAATTTTTGTGGAAGGAGATTCTAAAATATCTTTAAGCCAGTATAAAACTTTGACCCTATCCATATTACCCCCACCCTCATGGGCAATAGGAAAATATCCTTTGTAATGTTTGGTAGCAACAGCGATACCAATTACTTCTCCATTACCAATAATAGAACCCGATCCTTTTTTAATTAGATCCGGATCTCTTGTTTCTAAATCAATTGCAATTTCATCTACCTTTCGTAGATCAGGAAATTCTGTGGGTTTTACCCATTCTGTTTGTGCTTCAAACTTTGGTATTTTCATTCTTTTTTTTCTCCCTCTGTTTTCGTTCAATGATTTTTTCTACTAGTCCGCCGTAACGTTTGTTATCAGTCTGGAAGATTGATTTAATAATATCTTGTTTTAATTTTGGTAAATTTAATAAAGTTTTCTTTTTCATAGTAAGTAACAAATTAAACAGATGATCGTTATCAACAACATGTAGTGAGGAATATGTGAAGGTTCCTTCACGAATAGTCCCTCTCGATAATCATGTCTATAAAATGTTTTGCTTTCAATAAGTCTTCCTTTCCATTCTTCATGCTGTGTCGAATGATATATTTTATAACGCATCCTTCTGGATAAAGCAACTTGTTATCAATCACAAATTTACTTGGTTGAATTTTAAATTTTTGATAGTGTGATCCGCCTATTTGTTTATCCCAAACTTTCGATGTCATATCCTTTTGCCTCCTTTTTTGCACTCATTATATACAGGTTATGAGAAGTTCTGGTAACTCCTACGTACCACACCCTGTTTTCTTCATCTGCTTTCTCAAAACTTTTTTCTGTGGCTTCTCTGATAGTTCTAGTGTTATCTAAAATTAATAAAACGTTTGTGGCTTCTCCACCTTTGGCAGAGTGTATTGTGGATAATTGTACTCTTGCATCTTTGGATAATTTTTCTCCATTTCTTAACATTTCTCTAATATACAAACACTCTTCTGGGTCCACTGTAAATATATCATACCAAGGCGCACGTGAATCAAATTGAAACTCTTTTAAGTCATACATTCTTTCTTCTGTTGGATTATCCAGTACAAGTAATGGGCTATATTCTAGCACATCTTTTACTTCAGATAAAGATAACAGTTCTCCTTTTTGCCATCTAATGTAGTTTAGAATACTTCTAAACAAAGTAGCTCTAAAACTTTTTCTACCTTTAATTTGAAAATAAATTCCCATATCTTTTAGAATGGGTTTAATTTTATCTAATCTATCATTTGTTCGTGCAAGAATTAACCAGTCCCCTTTGGAGAGCGGAGCATCTTCAATCGAAGTTATATAATCTACAAACCCCTCGTCTTTTCTTGCTTGCCATATTTTTTTAATTCTTCTTTTGTCTGGAATTCTGCCTAAAATTTTATTTGCCAGGTTTTGAACTTGTTTAGGAACTCTGTACGATTGTGGCAAAATAATGTCTTTCTTAGCTTTTATATCCTGAAATTTTTTAACATCTGCACCGGCCCATCCATAAATTGCTTGATCATCATCACCAGCTAGTATAACATATTTGGAATTTTCCCTTATAATATCTACCATTTTCCACTGTACAGGCGATAAATCTTGAGCTTCATCAATAAAAACGATGTCATATTTTGGACACAATTCTGCCACATTAAATTTTTCTATCATGTCGGTGAAGTCTTTTAGTTTGAACGATTCTTTATAATTATCTAGTTCATCTCTTAAAATATATAATAAATTTTTTTCAAGTTCATAAGAATACATGCCGGTATTATATTCTTCTTCAACTGAAATTCCTTTAATTCTAGCTGTATTTATTAGATTAAAATATTCACTATTTGAATCTACAAATCCTGTGGTTTCTTGGCCGTCAGAATAAATTGTTACTTCAATACCAAGATCTCTACCTATATCCTCATAGTGTTCATCCTGCATAACCTCACTTTTTTTCATGCCTAGTCTATTGAAGGCTAGAGAATGAAGAGTTCTAAAATGTTTTAAATTTTTACGCTGAAGTTTAGGATATGCATCTAACATCCTATTGATAGCTTCATTGGCTGCTTTAGTGGTGAATGCAAAATAACCAATATTATCTAATGGAGTTCCAAGTTTATAAAAAGTTTTTGCGTAGTTAATAAGTCTGGTTGTTTTCCCTGTTCCCGGAGGCCCGTATATTTTTCTACTAATCACATTATCTCCGTCTTATGTTTTATGTTTTTATGATAGATGGGCACTTGTTCAAAGGATTTTAAGTTTATTTGGACCACGTTTTTGGTTGATGAATTATATCTTCCTGCTTCTTTAGACGGAAATCTTTTCTGTTCCAGAAATTGTATCTCACACTCTCGGTACGTATGTTCCATAATACGCCCTGTTTTTTCTTCTTTGTATTTCCAATCTTTAGATTTTAATCTGTCGTAAAATTTTTCGAATTTAAAAAATGCATATTCTCCTTCGAGAAGGACAGATCCACTTTTAAATGCTGCATCATTCGCAGCTCTAGGTCCATTAATTTTTGCATGTAAAACATCGTGTAGTTTTTCTCTAGGTGATGTACCTATAGGAGGCTGTACTGCTTTTTGAGTTTTGTATAAATCATCCATTATTTTTTGTTCTTCTTCACCTTTAATAAGAGGAGGTAGAAATCCTGCTGCTTTTGCGATTGCGTTTCGTCTTTTTCGTTGATCATTTAAATGTTCAACTGATCTACAAAATACGGTAGTAGTGGCGATACCATCTGGTTTAACTACATCAAATTCATACTCAGGTTCTTCAAATATTTCTATCTTTCTTAAGTTAGTTAGAACAGGATACGATCCCTTAGAGCCTGCTAGCACGCCAAATCTTTTCTTGACACAAATTCCTTTTTTACAAAAATCACTAAGAGGGCTTTGTGTGCAGGTATAACCTTTATCAGATCTTTTCCAGGATTTTAATTTGGCAGTTAATATTTTATCATCCCATGCATTCGCATGTCTCTCTTCAAAAAATTTAACAGGAGCATTTTTTACTTTCTGTTCCCATCCGTCTGGGTATTTCATTTTAGCAAAGACATGATAGTTGTACATAAATCGATCTTTACCATCAAAGCCTTCTTTATTAGATATTTTAGATATGTCCGCTAGACACGGTGGACCATCCATTAAATCGGCGTCGGTACCTTCATATATTTTTTTGTCTATATTGGCTGTAATAGTTTCTAACTGGCCCTTAGAAACCAGGTTTGCTTCCACTACCTCTAAAAATTTATCTAGTTCAAAGGGAGTGCCGTCTACATTTAAAGCACGTCTCTTGTCTCCGTAGTAAGGTAGATTAATAAATTGTCCTGGCTTTAATTTTCCAGTTTCTTCATCTCTTGTAAGTTCTGTTTGTTTGGGAAATATTTCGTTACTAGGTTTTAGTTTAAATAGAGGGAGTAGGTTGGTTAAAAAAGATTTAACTGCTTTGGCATCTGTAAAATTGTCCATGAATAAACATAAATGCAGACCCCCACTTTTAGATTCAATAGGTATTAAAGGTAACTCATAGTCCTGTATTATATCTATAAAAAATTTTTTATTAAAATCATCATAGTCTTTTGGATCAACATCTATGACACCGAGTCTTGCTTCTGAGTTTTCATTACAGGGTTGAATACCAATAGATAATTTACCATTTAGATGAGCTTGATAAACTGCCTCTGTAAGGGGTTCATAGTTCCATCTATATACTGGCTTCTTCTTTCCGCTTTCTGGGTCTACTTTTGCCTCTTCGTGTTCAAAGTCAGCTAGTCCATAAGCAATACGATAACCATCAAAAAATTTTATATATCTTTTATCCATAACTGATCATGCGGGCCTTTCAGTCTCCCTCCAGGCCCACACTGTGCACTCATTCTCTTAGAGAATTAGATAATACTTTCCTTTGGTTTATCTTCGCCATGTTTAGCTCTAACAGAGCCTTTGGCTATGCTTTCACTAAATGTTTTAGCTTGATTATACAAAGTTGTATCAGTTACTGGGCCATTCTTACTGACTTCCCAACCAAACCATGTGCCTTTATCGTTAGACAGTTGAGTGGTTTTTAGTCGGTAAATGTGGCTGAAAGATGCTGGTGTAAATAATCCATTTTTACCTTTCATCTTTGTTCCTGACATCATTGAGTTCCATTTTCTACTAATTTTTAATTGAGTAGATTTCATAGAAATCAAAGCTGTTGATGGACTCTCACCCAAGACAATTACAAAATGAGATGCAGTTTTTTCAATATAATTACCACTAGGTAATCTATCTTTGTAATTTGCATCTGGTGTTGTTGTAGATAGGATATCTGAAGATGAGTCATAGATTGCAACTGGTGCACCCAGACCTTCTCCTCTGTCTCTCCATTCAATGTACTCTAGTCTATAAAAGCATGGAACTACATCTATACCCTTAACTCCGTCGTACAAATCTCCAGAGACAGAATTGAATATCATTCCTGGCTCTGAACCTTCGACATACTTACCATCACGTTTATTAACTTCTGGTGAAAGTTGTCCAAGGATTTTTAAAAAAGGAAGGGCTAAGTCTTGTTGACCTATATTGCCCAAACCTTTTGCTGCATCTTCTTCAAACATATTTGCTGGAAGTGGCGCAGACTTTTTCTCTGTTACTTGGTTCATGTTTATTGTTTCCTCGTTAGTTTGGTTCGGTTGCCTGCGAACACGTTAAAAAGATCAGAGGGCATATCTTGTCCAGACTCGATACGCTCCCTGACCAATGCTTTAAGTGTCATGGGTTCTACCTTTAATTTCTGAACAGGTTCGTACCCTTGACCTTGCGCAAGGACCGCATATTGCGATGCCTTGTTATCTTCGTGACGACCAAAGGCAACAGTGACCTCATTTTTAATAAGATCTCCTAGGCCGTTATCTCGAAGCCATTTAAATGCTTCTTCTTTCTTTGCGGGAGAGATTGAAGCACCGTAAATCGGTTTAACTTCTACTGATGAACCATCAGCTAGTTTTAAAGTAGAAATATTCATTTCTTGCATCATGGTAGGAATAATATCCCCCGACATCACTTCTACTTTTCTTTTGAGTTCTTTGAACTCTTTTTCTTTTAAAACCAGTTCGTCCTCTAAGTTTCTTAGTTTCACGACCTGGTTAGATAATGACTTGGCTTCGTCTACGGAATCCAAATCTTCTCGTTGGTCTTTTTCAAAATCAATTGAACTACTTTGTGTTGTGTTTATACCAGTATCCTGTGTAGTAATGGTCTCTGGCATGTTTGTTGTTTTACTCATCTATTTTTCCTTTCTCATGTAGGTTTATTTTAATGGGATAATATATTCGGTCTTGTTTGTCCCATTTCAACAGACTATATTTACCACCCGTCATGTCAGATACAATAGAGCAAGCAACCCCAATGATAGCGGGATCCCCTGTCAATAAAAGATAATCTTCTATTGTATAGTCTTTTAATAAATTTCTTAATTTAAAAATTAAAGGACCTGGTGAAAATATGATTTGAGAAAATTCTGGTAGTAAAAATTTAAATTTTCCATATTTAGATGCACTCATTATGTTTATTTTAGGGGCTCCTGCTTTAGTTCCAGGTAGTTCCTGAAGTACATATACAATATTTTCCTCTTTTATACTTTCTGACATTGACAAACTATATAGGATGTTCTATATATAAAGTCAAGAAAGAAAAATTAAAAAATATGGATTATAAATTTAAAACGAAACCTTATGCGCATCAGCTTAAAGCACTAGCTATGTCGTGGGAGAAGACTTATTTTGCCTACTTCATGGAAATGGGTACTGGTAAATCAAAAGTTCTTCTAGATAATATAGCAATGCTCTATGACAATGGAAAAATAAATGGTGTTTTAATTGTGGCACCAAAAGGAGTTGTTAAAACTTGGTATGAACAGGAAATTCCAACTCATTTCGTAGACCATATTCCCTGTTCCCCGGTTCTTTGGCAGGCTATGATTAACCAGAAACAACAGCGTAAATTAGATACTTTATTTCAACCGGGACACGATTTACATTTTTTAATTATGAATGTAGAAGCCTTTTCTACTAAAAAAGGTCTAGAGTTTGCTGCGCGTTTTTTAAGATGTCATAATACTTTATTTGCAGTTGATGAAAGTACTACTATTAAGAATCCGGAAGCGAAGAGAACTAGAAATATATGTTCTTTATCTCCGTTTGCTAAATATAGAAGAATATTAACTGGATCTCCTGTTACTAAGTCTCCTTTAGATTTATATAAACAATGTGATTTTTTAAGCCGAGAATTATTGGGACACAGCTCCTATTATTCTTTCAGAACTAGGTATGCTGTTATGAAAACAGCTAATTTTGGAGGAAGATCTGTTCAAATTATAACTGGGTATAGACACCTTGAAGAATTAGCGGATAAATTAAAACCTTTTTCAGACAGAGTTTTAAAGGATGATTGCTTAGATCTACCTGCAAAAACTTTCATGAAAAGAACAGTTCAATTAACTTCTGATCAACTTAAAGTTTATAAGCAAATGAAACATTTAGCTCTTGCTCAGATGGATGGAAAAATGATGACCACTGCTACTGTTCTAACTCAGTTAATGAGACTTCAACAAATAACCTGCGGGCATTTTACTGCAGATGATGGGACTACAAGAGATATAGCTAGTAATAGAATTTCTGAACTTATAGATCTATTATGGGAAATTGAAGGGAAGGTCGTAATTTGGGCCCATTGGCAAAAAGACGTACATAAGATTATTTCGGCGGTTGTTAAAGAATTTGGAGAAGGGTGTTGTGTGGACTATTTTGGATTAACACCACAAACTGAAAGACAGGAGAATATTAGAAAATTTCAAGAAGACGAGAAAGTTCGATTTTTTGTTGGAACCACTCAAACAGGTGGATATGGTATTACCCTTACCGCTGCATCAAACATGATTTATTATTCTAACGGATATGACCTAGAAAAGAGACAACAGTCAGAAGCCCGAATTGACAGAATTGGTCAAACTAAGCCTATGACCTATATTGATATTATGTGCGAAGATACGGTGGATGAAAGAATTGTAAAAGCTTTAAAAAAGAAAATTAATATAGCTACTAAAATAATGGGCGAAGAATTAAAGGCATGGATATAATCCTACAAAATGTAGGACAACGAAAAAAAACTTAGTCTAAAATTTTTACCTATTTTACGTATCGGTCAGTTGAGAGCCCTAGGATCGGTTTATAATTTGTCTTCCCATTGTCATCTTTAAAGGCCATTAGATATTCTTTTCGATTACTATTTATTTCTTTCTTGTAGCTTACGTGCACCCATCCGGAGTTGGGTTGTCCTGGCTCAAAATATTCTAATATAAGCTGGTCGAACATGAGGTTTTCCTTGATCCAGTCGCTGACTTCGTTGTTTGGTACCCCAAATATCTCGAAGTCCGCCGCCTCTCCTTTACAGTGCTGCGAAGTGCTCGAACTACCTATCTTTTTTGACAGGATTTCGTTGCGATATCCGCTGGAAATGGTCACTACGTGATTGAAGTGGTCTCTAATGGGCTGTAGGACCCTCTCACAGAGTAATCTTAGGTTCTCCTGCTCATCCTCACTAGGGTTATTATCAAGGCCCATCCTTGTGGCTGTCTGTGACTTGCATAGCTCCGCTAAGCTAAAATTTTTAGATAATTTCATTAAATAGTTTTAACCAATAGGTTAATTAATTGAAAGGCAACAGCCCCCACTGTTGCTAATAGAACCCAATAGATTTTGTCTATCTTGCCACCCAAGTTTTTAATATCGCTGTTCATATGCTTTAAATGATTGGTTTTGAGGCTTGCAATGTCCTTCTTTAGGCCAGTAACATGGCCGTGCAAACTTATAATATGTTCTCGTGTCGTTTTGGGAGTCATCATTTTTTAACCTTGTGGGAATAGTAAATCTAATTTTTGTTGAGTTGTCAAGTTAGAATATTGATTAGCTTGTCCTGCAGCTGATAGTGTTTGTGCGTTTATATTAGGTAAATTTAATGATAAAGGAGGTGCAACTTCTTGGCCTGTCTCTGTTCTAGTAGCTATAGGATTAGGGAAATCTGGGAATTTTCCAAGGCTTAATGGAAGCTCTTCTAATTGATTTCTTATCTCGTCAATAACATCTATTGCTTGATCTAATGGGTTAGGAAGTCCTAACTTATCTGCGTTCTCTTGGAAGGCGTTTGCTACATTGTTAGAAATTTCATAAGGTCTGAAAACATTATCATCAATAGAATTTACTTCTACATTAGAAAGTCTATCGAGTGCAGAATCAAATGCATCTTCACTTATGTTTAATAATCTAGCCGCATCCATATCTTGTTTTAAATTTTTCTTTACTCCGAACAAGGCTCGGTTGGTATTGATGTAAGCATCAACAATCTCAGCTGGAGAAATAGGTCCCCCTTTTAATGTGTTTCTTGTGAACAATGCACCCGAATCTCTAACTCCTTTTTGATAGTTAGCTACTTTAAATTTCATTGTTCGGTCTGGATTTACTTTGACTCCTCTAAAACCAAACAGTCCTGCAAACTCTGCACCAAATTCATATGTCTGTCCGTACTTATCAAACTTACCTTTTTCTAAAACATCCACAGATTTTAATGACTTATCTAATCTTATTAGTTGAGGTGCAGAGAAAGGCATCACTGCCTTTACTAAATGTTTAAACATTTTATTAGCTTTGTCCCCAGGATTATCTTGGTCACTATAAACTTCGAACCCATCTCTTGTTCGACCACCTCTTCCTATAAGATCTACTACTGCTTCCGTCCAAATAGATTCTGAAACAAATGGCAAAGCAAACTCTTTCATACCTGTCATCATTCCTAATAAAAAGTCATCCATGATTCCGTCTTCATCTGTTCTACCATCTGCTACTGCATTGATGACAGATTGAATAGGTCTTGTTAAAGTATCGTAAGCATTAGCATGACTGAAATCTACATAACTAAACTCACCTGTTTCCTTGTCCTTGATTGGAAGGATCGTTGAGTTCTTAGACCATGTCGCAACGTATCTTCTGATCGCTTCTCTTTCATCATCGGTTACATCGTACAGTGCCTGGAAGCCTGCTACCGTAGCCAGTGGTACAGCTGCTGTTGTAACACCAAAGCCAAATAGTCTTTGATATCCAATGGTTTGGAAAGGT